TTTTAGCATATTTACATTTTCAATTGTTAAATAACGAGTGTTTAATATATTTTTTTCACGTTCTTTTACATTTATGTAGTTCATAAAGTCCGACAGCTCTTGGTATTCAGCTAATGTACATTTATATCGCGCATAAAACCCTTTTTGATAATTAAGAGCCATTATTAGGCCTAATTCAACATTTGCAAGATCATCGTTTTCAATAAGGTCCCACAAGTTATCAAGTTCTTTATTCTCGTTTAAAAAATCTATATATTTCATATTTTTTTATTTTTTTTATCAAAAAGACTAGCATTAAATAATTTTAGTCTTTTTAGTTTTTAAATTATTCCCATTTTTTCTAATTCGTCTTCCATAAGAGTCCAGTCTACATAAGGCCTATCTGAATCCATTACTAAAGGAGTTCCTACTGCTGCGTCATCAATATAGAAATTAGCATATTGTTTATGACTTGTTGACCAGTTTGATTTTTTTTGCTCAGGATTTTCATTTATGCCCCATAGTCGTATATGATTATTTTGAAACCATGTGACAGCGTCTTTTAATGTTTCGCCAGAACGCATTGTCCATAACATTATTCTATGACCGCTTTCTTGAATTCTTAGCAATATTGGTATCGCTCCAATATCTTTTCCTATGCGTGGATAATCATGTTCTACGCAAGTTCCATCAAAATCTATTGCTATTATTAAATTTTTCATCATAATAATTTTTTGAAGTGTTCAACGTCCTTTTCAAATTGTTTACCAAAAAATTCTAATTTTTCAAAAAATTCCCGTTTTGAAATCCCGTATGCTTTACAATATTGCATTATTAACTCATCTGAAAAATCTTTTTTCTTTATTTTTTCAGATTTTGTTACTTTTGTGTACATCCAAGACGGAGTTTTTGTATATTGTTTAGACAAGAGCTTTTGTATTGTACGTATGGCATTTGTGCTATTTATTTTTATATTATTTAGCATAGAACATTGCACAGGATATTGTATAGAGCAAAAACGATTTATCATAAAAAAGTGTTTATTCCATTCACTTGGACTTGATTTATTCCATTCTTTTGGTTTAAATAAAAGATTTATTGCATCAAATAATTCCATTGATTGTTAAAAATTAAAGGTTCTAATTACTTGTTTAGAATATTCTGTATTTTCTAAAATACTGTCCATTTTATATACTGTATTTTTGGGTATATGTTTACTAGACGTTAAGAGAAAATGCTTTTGAAAATCATCTGCTACTTCACTTGGAATTTGTGTATAATCTAGCCACATTAACTGTATATTACGTATTATATTTTCTTTAATAACATTTTTATCTGGTGTTATTTTAGAAATACCACTAATAGAACCAACTATTAAATCAGTATATAACACTAAATCATTAAGATTAACACTTGAAAGATTACAATCATTTATAATCTTTTGTGCGCGTTTATCAGATATTTTATATGTAGATTTACCTGCTGTCCACGTATGTATAGATGGTACATCATCACCAGAATCACCTGTAAATATTTTTTGGAGTATAAAATCCTGAGGATCTATATATTCAACAGATTTGCAGCTATTTTCTAATGTTTGTAAATTACTAATACTGTTATTCCCGAACACACCGTCTAGATTAAAAATATCATTCTCTACGACATCTTTTACTAATCCTTTATATAATATACGGTTTGTTGAATTTGGATTCAAGACAATAACCTCTGATGATCCAGTTTTAATACATTGCAGCATATCACGATCACCTGTGATAATTATAGAGGATTCGTTATTTTCCCATAGTGTATTACTCCAAAGATACATTAAATCATCACCTTCAGCACTGTTTATTTCTGATATTATAAAATCTTTGTTTTGTAATATATTATTAACAATGTCAATTGCAGTAAAAAAATTATCCCAATTTACTTTTTCATTATTTTTTTCTCTAGTCCCTTTATATTCAGCATTTTTTATAAGAATGTCCTTTCTCCAAGATCGAGATTCTTTTGTAATGATTACACGTTTATGTGTTGGACAGTTTCGCAATGTATAGCATAGATCAGTAATATATTTACGAACAAATGTAGATATACTTTCATCACTGTTTAGCAATTTTCCGCCTTTTTGTTCACCTACAGCATATAATGTTTTATATGCAAAGTAAGCACCATCTATAATAATATTCCACATTATGATACGTATTTATGTTTTGTAAGTATTTCTTTAATTGATCTTTCGAATTCTTTTCTTAAAACAGGTAATTTATCTATTTCTGGTATAGAAATACGTATAATAAATTCCCTATGCAAATGTGCTTCAGCATCTACAATAAACATATACACAGTAGAACCGTGTTTTGTAATTGCAAATTTGTTTGGTTTAATTCCATACGTATTAATTACGTAGTTTTTAACATCTTCTATAGTTTCCATTTTGATTATTTGTTAATAATTTGTTGAATTTCAAAAACGCATGCTAGCATAGATATACAAGGATCAATTACAAGAAACCTTTGTGACTGATAATGTGCAACCCTAATGATGATATTTGGTATTTTATCTATGTGTTGGGAGACGTGCTCTTCTATGTACTGTGGTAAGTCACTCCCTAAAGTAGATAATACATCATCCACTTTGTTTGAGTAGTTACTCATTAGGAATTTATAATTTTCTATTGGATTTAACAGAGAAACACACAATTTAAAAAGATCTGTGTGTGAATAATGCATTTGTTTTATATTATCAATTGTAATATGTCCAATGCCTTGGATTACAAAATTTTGCAACTTATTCATTGCTGAACGCATATCTGGATAATTGCGTTTGATAAATTCAACAAGTGCATCTTTTTCTATTACTATTTTATGCTCTTGAAAGATAGCATATACCCTTTTAATAAATTCACGTTTTACAAAAGACTCCTCTTCTTTGTTAGCGCTATCAAAATTTATGCATGTAAATCTGCTTTGTATAGGTTCTGGTATTTTTTCAATAAAATTACATGTTGCTACAAATCTAGCAGTATCTGCAAATTTTTCTATTGTTCCCCGAAGTGCTGAATAGAATTGATTACTTGCTGCGTCAAACTCATCTAATATAACAACTTTAAGACTTTCTGAACCGTCTAAAATTGAAATCGTAGAACAAAAATTTGTTATATCTTCACGAATTACATCTACTGAAGATTGATCAGACACGTTAATGTATAAATGTGGGTGTACACTAGCAAGAATTCTTGCTAGTGTTGTTTTACCAAGTCCAGCAGAGCCGTATAACAATAAATTTTGTGTAATCTTTCCTTGTGGCAGAAGGTCCTTTATTCTTGAAGGAAGGATAATGTCTGACATTTGTTTTGGACGATATTTTTCAGTGAATAACTGCATGTAATAATTGGATTAAATGATTATTGTTTTTTAATATTACAAATATAATACTTTTTTACTTAGTAAAAAAATAAATATACATTGTTAACAATTTAGTAATATTGGATTACATTCCGTCATCTCCAAGTAGATCTTTTTGTTTTTTCATATATTCCAAATCTCCAATTTCTTTAGCTGCATTCATATCTTTATTCTGTTGAATATCATCAATAGTAAGGCCCATATATTTTTGTACTAGGAATTCTGCGTTAAAGTATGCTTTTTCAACATCCATGCCATCAGCATCTTTTGTATTTGTCATTACGCCCATCATAGAAGATATAAAATCTATACGTTTTTGTTGTATATCAATAGTTTTTAGCTCTTCAAATGCATTGTCTTTATTATATTTTATACCCACTGCACTTTTAAATAATTCGTCTGACTGTAACTCTTCAAATTTAAGACACATTTGTATATATAATGGTTTTATTATAATTTCTTGAAATACTGATCTTAATCGTGTAATAAATTTAAAAAATCTAATCTCTTCTCTATCCATACCGTCTGAAGATACAGAATAGGATCCACCATTATTTTCTTTGTCAAATCGGGAGTTTGGAATTTTAGACTCTTCCTTTAATTTATTTTTAAAATACCCTATAATATCAGTATCTGACATATCATATCCTTCGCCACCGATTACAGATATTTCTGGTGCTTCTCCACCTTTGGACGGTATTATATAATTCTTAAAAAATTGCATATTTGGCTGGCCATTAACAGCTAATTCTCCAGAGTCATAATTTAATGAAATATCTTCTTTGTAAATATTTCTCATTTCTGATAATGATTCTTTTGCTTTTTGTGTTGATTTTGTACTAATTGGTACAACCATTTTAAGTCTAAAGCTACTGTTCATAATATTCCATATAATTCTGCTATTTTCCATTAATCTTAGCAGATTTAATGCACGAACTAATCTTTCTACATAAGATACCCTACTTGAAAAATTACCACGAGCATAAGAAATATATATTACAGATGAATCTGGAAGTGTCCGCTTCATTTGTGGATTATCTTCATATTGGGCCCAATATTTTTGATACGTTCCATTATGATCCCGTTCTACTCCAGGACGTAATGATGTTGCATCTAATTCTTTAAATCCTATTATATTTTTACCAGCGTTATCATAAATTATTTCAAATGCTAAAAATCCATCTATAAGTAATTGTCTAAAATAATGCCAAGCGTCATTACCATTATTAAAATTAAAAATACTGTAAATACGTTTAAATTGAGCACTAATCTCTTCACTAATCTCCTCTTTTTTATCGTCGCTTAAGAGAGGCAGTATTCTCTCCATGTTTGGTTGACAAAAGAAATTTTGATCATCTGATACAATTGCTTCATCTGCAATAACATCAAGAATAAATTCTATTTCAGAATTTAATGCGAATTTACGTAAATTATCCCTTCTGGTTTTATATTCTTTGTCAAAAAAAGCAATAAACTTTTTTTGTCCAATATCTGCCATTGCTAGAGAATACATCATATCTTGAGAAACATAGCCCTGATTTCCAAATTCTGCTTCTGTTATACCAACTGCTCGTGACTGTCTTACTACCATGTCTTCGTATTCCATACCAAGATTTGATAGTTGTTTTAATGCATTTGATGCGATACCAAATACTGATTTATTTGTAAATCCTGCCATAGTCGTAATATTCTTTGAAAATTGTTCCTATTGGAACTGTTGTTGATTTTGTATTGTAGAACATGTAGTCTGCATAGTCTTCTGTTTCTATCAACACTGGTGTTGTAATGTTGTCCAAAATATATTTGCGATAACAAAAACCAATATTAACAAACTTAGACCATTTCTTTTTTATAAAATCCTTGTCTTGTAAAAATACTTGTAATTTATAATGATCTATTACTCTATTTGAAAATTTATCATAAGTTTTTGTATAAACCTTTTCAAATACTCGATACATTATGTCAAAAAATTTAACTCTTTCTATTTCTGGTAAAAAATTAAGGTTCCAACCTAATACTGTGTGATTTCCAGTACCATTTTCTATTTGTTCTGATATGACATATATAAAAGGTCTTGCATCATACCATGGTAAATCTGGAGTTATTGGATCATATAAAAATGTATATATTTCTCCTGGCACAAGTCCTTTTAATTTTTTAGCATCTAATCTTGCTGACTCTTCTAAGAATCCTGGTTGTGTATGTTTAAAATATTTTTTTTGAAAATATTTATACACATTTTTGCGAGCATTAGTTTTGCTGTCATTGTTATTCCAATTACTATAAAATACACCTGCCATTAGTTAAATAAAAATTTTTCAGTAACTATAGTAAATTTATACCCGTGTAGTCTAGCGTATTCTTGTGCTGCTTGAAACTTTGATCTGTTTACAATCCAAGTTTTTGCATCACTATTAAATCTTTTTAATCTTTTCGCCGTTCGTGTTTTTAATACAGGCTGTAATAATTGACTAGACGGTTTAATTTCAACTATATATTTTTCAATAGCATCATTCTTTAAAACACACATATAAAAATCTACATAATATCTATGTGGTTTATTGTCAATTGGACTTATATAAGGGATTGCAATTGGCTCAGATGACCAATTCACAATAAAATCATTTTGGTCACAATAGACACAAAAGTGATATTCCCATGAAGATCTATATATAATCTTCATGGGATCACCTAAATATTTTATAACATTTTTAGGAGTATAATATCCTTGTTTATATTTACCAGATACTGGTTTTAAATTTTTAATCTCCACCTTGATTATTTTCATATATAAGTGGGATTACTATAGAAGTAGATTGTGGATGCAATTTATGCCAGCCTTTAGCAAAACCGTTTTTTAACATTTGTGTATAATAACTAAATGGGTATATACATTTAGTAGGATCATAACTATGTTTCCAATATCTAACTACTTCAACAAGAGCGAATGCAATACAATCCTCTTTGTCATCTGGATTTTTATAAACAAACTTTTTTGACATTTCGCGTGCCATCAATAAAAAATAACCACCTAGTGTTTCAGACATTTTACCAGCAGCAAAACATCTGTTAACCTCTTCTTTAAGAACTTCTTTGTCAATAAACATATCTATAATAGTTTAAAATGTTTTATATGCTACACTAGTTACAGGATTTTGATTTTGTATTGCTAAATCATTATCTGGTTGAGATTCTACATTTTTTTTAACATCACTTACTTCTGTAATATCTACAGTAGTAGTATCACCAAATTTATTTTTTATAATTAATTTATTTGTTGCAGTAAT